TCCGACCTACCGGGATTATCTGTTCGGAGAACATTTGCTGCAATATCCCGCAGCCTACGGCGCGCTGCTTCGTGATGGCAAGGCCAACACGCACCTGATCGGCGGTCTGCGGTTCGTCGACATCCACGGCGAAAGCGTTCCCCGTTATCCGGCCGCTGCGGCCGCTCTCGACTACGGCGTCACGGTCGAGGGCGCAACTACCGGACTGGAAGCGGGCGCATGGTGGCTGCCGTCCGTCGATGAAGTCTACCTGCTCATGCACGACCGCGTGCTAACGTCCGCCGACCGGGAAAGCGACCCTGTAAACCGCACGCTGTCGCGCCTCGGTAAGACGTCCTGCTACGGATCAGACTATTATCTGTGGACATCGTGTGAGCTCAGCCTCAGCGGAGTGCTCATCTACGGCGGCACAATGGGCAGCGTGCGCAGCTACAACAAGCATTACACGAGCGCCGTGCGCCCGGTCTGCGCCTTATAACTATCTGAACCATGGAAACACAACAACAGATCGACATCCTCGAATCGCGGCAGCTCGAATTACGGGCGATCATGGCCAAATCCGACGACAGGGCAGCCAAGTGCATCAAGTCCGACCTTGATTTCCGGGCTACCTATCCTCTGGATTATGAGGAGTACGAAGCGGCCAACGCGGAGTACAACGCGAACGAAAAGACCCTTGCGGAGCTGAGGGCCCGGCGTGCTGAAGAGCTGATCGCCGAAGAAACGGTTATGGACTTTCAAAACCTTGAGCAATGAAGATGTATATGACCAACAAGCCCAACGGCGAGCCGTTTTATCCCGTAACCGTAGCCGAAGCCGTGCTTGTTTCCGAAGGGGAAACTTTAGCCGCGGTGCTGCAACGGCTCGAACAGAGGATCGCAGAATTGGAGAAGTCGGAAGCGGCGCCCCAGGCGCAGACAAACGTGTTGCCCGAACAATAGAATACACCCTATGGAAGCATTGTGGAGATTTATAGAAAGGCTCTGCGAAAAAGTATGGCAGGTGTTGATCGGTGCCCTGGTGTACATGTTCAACGCCATAGCCCCCATACACGACATACTGACGGCCTGCATGATTATATTCGCCGCGAACTTTTTCACGGGCCTGTTCGCCGGCGTGCTCGTACAGCACGAAGGATTCATATTCCGCAAGGCTTTCAAGTGCATATCCGAGGCTGCGGTAATATCGGGACTGATGGCTATGATACTGCTCGTCGGGGACAACATCGACAACCACGACGGGGCGATGTCGGCGCTCTCGCTCGCAGTATATGCCCTGATATATTTCTACGGGGTCAACATCCTCAAGAACCTGAACCGCATATTCCCGAAGAACCGATACATCGACTTCCTGTACTATGTGCTCTCGTTCGAGATGATTAAGAAGATTCCCTATTTGGAAAACTACAAACAAAAACAAAAGGACAAATGAAAAAGAAATGGATCGTATGGAGCATCGTTGCGGCCGTGGCCGTAGTGCTCGGAATCGTATTCCCGCGTTACATCCTCGTGGGGGTTGTTTGTGCTATGGCCGGATGGGTCGGGCATATCCTGTACACTAAACACATCGCGCAATGACACGAGGGCTCAGAAACAACAACCCGCTCAACATCGAGAAGACACGGGGCGGCAATCCCTGGCAGGGCGAGGTCGTGCCGTCGAAAGACAAGCGTTTCGCGCAGTTTACGACGGTGGCATACGGCTATCGAGCTGCCTTCAAGCTGTTGAACAACTACCAGCGTAACTACGGGCTGGACACGATCCGCAAGATGATCGGCCGCTGGGCCCCGTCGGAGGAGAACCACACGGACGCCTATGTCCGCACCGTGGCGGAAAGATCGGGGGTGCCCGCCGACAGCCGGATCACCACGACCAACCGCGACGTGATGGTTCCCATCGTTGCGGCCATGTCGTTCGTAGAGAACGGCGTCGAGGCCAAGATGCTCGACGTGCAGGCCGGGTGGGAGTTGTTTGTAAAAGCATGAAACGCCTGATTCTCTACCTGCTCGCCACCCTTTCGGCCGGGGCCCTGCTCTTCGGCTGGGGATACCGCAGGGGCGCCGCGTCGGTGGTTGTCGAAGAAACGACGCGTATCGACACGGTGTTCTACCCGAGACCGGAACCGCTGCCCGGCACGTACCGCTTCGCCGACATCTCGGTGCCGGTGCTGCTCTTCGCGCCGCCCGACACGGTAACGGAGACCGTCGTTGTGAAAGTCGGGGCAGACAGCGTGCAGATGAAGGTGGCAATGGAAACACGCCCCTACTCGGACAGCACCTACCGGGCACAGGTCAGCGGGCCCCGGATCGGCAACCTGCGGCCGACGCTCGACTGGATAGAAACATACAACTGCACTACCACCCGACAGCAGGTAGTCACCCGGCGGAGCCGCTTCGCCCTGACTGCCGGGATCGGGGCGGCGTACACGCCGCAAGGGTTCCAGCCTACGGTCGGCGTAGGAGTAGGTGTTATTTTATGGCAATTCTGACAGGTATGAAGATAATTTATAACGACATCATCCCCTTCAAGGGATACAAGGCTATCAATCTGTTCGGGATCGTATTTGCCCGCAAGTCCGCCCGCCCGTTGTCGGATAAAAATAAAAACCACGAAGCGATACACACCGCACAGATGAGAGAACTGTTATATGTGCCCTTCTACATCGTCTACCTATTGGATTGGGTATTTCACGGCTTCAAGTACCGAAGGATAATATATTATATACAATGTAAATCAAACACTTAGGTTATATCTTGGGAAATCAGGTAACAAACGAGTAACAAAAAGCATAAAACAGCCCCTTTGCTACACAAATCTCGCACAACAAATATACTCAATTTTTATTATATACATATTGTGCAGCTTGTTGCTCTACCTCCTCATCCGTAGACACTCTAATTTGAAGCATCCAGTTTTCTAATTCTTTTTTGTTAAAGTAGGTTGATTTGCCTTTTTTATAATGAGGAACTTGTTTTTTACTGACGAGACAATATAAGCGAGATTTTGACAACCCGGTAAGTAAAGCTGCATCATCCATATTTAAGGCGCTTTTAGCTCCCAACAATAGATACTGCTTTATACTCTTTAATTCTTCATAAATATCTTGTTCCATATCCACCTAATTATTTAAAATGGCAACTCCTGTTGCCGTCCGTCAATATGATCTCTTTCCTTTGTTTTAAACCTCCGCCACGAAATAGGCGGATTCGGTTCCCTGTATTTACCCCGCGTGGCTCGGCGCCTGTCGCGCTGCGCCCGCAAAAACTGGAGCTTCCTCTTCGCTTGGTTGATCCGATGATTGCATATGCCATGTATAATTATCATCAGTTCTTCCCGGCTCAGTTCATTTGTCCATACCGTATAGTCGGCGATAGTTGGCCGCCCTTCCGCCCTTCTCCCCATTTGCTTTAATCGAAATAAGTTGCTACCTTTGGAGTGATGTGTCAAAGGTGGGGCTTGAGAGCGCCACAAACGCAAAGGGCTCCGGATCAGGGAGCCCTTTACATTGCCGGCTTGATTCCGGTAAAGGCGATCATAACTATTATTGCCAGTATTACGACCAGCCAAACTATTATGGTTGTAGGCCTTTCATTATATTGCTTTTTCATAATTTCTTCTCCGTTTTCTCCAGCTCTTCAAGGAGGGCATCGGCGAGGGCGATAGCAAATTTGACACCTTCGGCAGACAGCCGACTTACTCTAGCGCACGACCCCGCCAATACATATCCGGCATACACCCTCCGCCAGTACTCCCGGTCAACTGTTAAGTTTTCCTTAATAGTTGGATCAACCTTTTCGGTGGCTTCGTGGATGTGATTCCCGTACTCTCCCCGCGCCAGCTTCTCGGCGTAGTCGTCGTCGCGCATCATCAAATCTCCACCATCCTTACTCGTGAAAAATTTGCGGCCATCAGTCGTGAACGTTACAACATATTCCTCGTTGTCGACATTTCTGCGTAATCCTATGATTGGGAATATGGTGCAAATACGATCAAAACATATAATCCGCACTTCCTCCCCGTCCCTCGTGCACACCGGCGCCCCTGCTTTGGCGGCCGATAAGTCAAATTCTCTCATAGCTATCTCATTTTATAATTTTCACACTCTCGTCAGCCCCAATGACCCCCCGACGGCGCAACCGTTTGATAAAGTTCTTCATGTTCAACGCCTGTTCGTAGTAACAGTTTTTTTCGACTTTCACATTCGATTTGATATGCCGTACAACCGTATCTGTGTCTGGATCGTATTGGCGTGTTATATCAGCTCGCATTTCCACTTTAGAGGCTTCCCGAGTAGTCGTGTTAAACTTGTAGAGGGTGTGGCCGGGAATCTTCGTCAGCCGACCGATCAGTTTATATTCGTTCTGTTTCTTCTCGACGGCTTCGATCTGCGCCTTGCAAATCTTCTCGTTCGTGAGGCCGTCATGTGGAGTTAGAATATCCATAGCTCTATTCGTGAATTTCTCGCCAGCGATAACGGGTTGGATTTCTCTCTCGTAACTATTTTATTCTCCTCTTAAATATACAAAGGAGTCCTACTTTAGTAAGTAGGTGTTCCGTATGAACTAATTCCCAACCATCTGAGCCTCTTTCATTCAACCAAGTCTGAAAATTAGCGGGATGATACCATTCTGCAACTGCATATTCGAATTTCATCATAATTCCTCCGTTTTACCGTAACTGATGTATTTACTATATGTATTACAATTCATGGATCGAACGCCAGCCGATGACCATATCATCATCAATAGGTCCATTGTTCTCGTGCCAATGATAATTCCGAGCCCCGTTCGCCTTGTAAAAGGCTATACAGTATCTGGCGCATAATGTTGTTTTAACCAAAACATCACGGTTATCCTTCGGCAACTCCTCTTTCGGGTCATGCCAACGGGTCAACTCCTCACGCTCGGATTTTGCCCCAGCAAGATATGCCTGTATCAAATCCTCGCAGTAAATATCCTGTTCGTCGCTTGTGTCCATGTACAGCGACATTCCATTCCGGGCATACTCCCGGGCTTTCTCAAGCGTTCCCATGTTTCAAGTTCTTTAAAGTCTTTCAAACTGTTTAAAGTTTTTTCGCATACTTGGCAAGAAAACGGCCGGCTCGATGGTAGCCTGTATCAACTTTGAGCGTCGCATCGCAACCCACACGGCCATATCCCCAAACAGTTCCGTGGGTCCATCCCGATTTTGATTCCGCAAGGCTACCAATCGGAAAATCTTTTTTGACCTGCTCCAAATTTTCAGCATACACCTGATCCTCGTATATTTCGACGATCTTTTTGGCGGCGCAATATTGCTCTTTCGTTATCATATTTATTTCAGTTTTTCGAGATTTTGCGAGAATCTCGCTATTTTTTTTCAAAACGGAGCGTCGCAATCTTTGCACGCCCCTCTGTATTTGAATAATACATAGAAGTGTCCGAATAGCCATACCTCCAAATATCTATGGCCTGCGGTGTGCTCGTGACACCAGCATTTCCCCATGCGTATCTTAAATATATTCATACTCATTGCTATTTTACTAATTCGAAAAGTGTTTTATCCTTTGCTATCGTCCCGATTTTCACCCGTTCCGCCTCTTCTTTAGTGTCGAACTTTAATATCATTCCTTCGCGTATTGGGCACCCATTATCCCGCCATAGTACATAAACCATAAGACACCACTTGTCGTCCCAAAACGTGGGCGTCCCATATATCTCAGCCACGTAAGCATATATTTTACGGGTGACTATTTGACAGATCAAATCGCTCATTTCACCAATTCAAATTCGTAAGCCACCACCCACGGGTTCCGATCCCACGTTCCACGGCCGGACACCTTGTCGATTAGTGCGGCGAAGGCTCGCCTGGGTGATTTATAATCACAGATCAAAAATTGTTTTGTGTCTATAAAATAGTATGGGTATTCTAATGCTTGCGAACCTACACGCACTCCTTCCTTTACGCAATCCTCGTCCGAAATATCCTGCAACCGCTCGCAACGGATTCCCGTGATGCGGATTTGGTGAGGCATCAGGTCAGCACGGACGAACATTTTGTTAGTACTTCCGGGCACAAACGCCAAATCCGTAAATTCCTGCACCACATCGTTGTAGCATTGCGACACGGCCACGACTTCGCCGAGCTTATAGCGGGTATACTTCGAGTGCCTGACATCAATAAAATCCCCGTATTCGTTTTCATAAACCAAGGTGTTGCCTCTCGTGTCCCACGTAAGTCCGAAGAACTCATCAGGAATCAACCGTCGCGTCATGGTCTTTCGCCCCTCGATGACCGCATTCGTCAGTCCGTAGCGGTCGTTAAACATTATCTTCTGCATGGTTATTCAGTTTTAAGTAATTCCGGGGTGTCGTGGATATTACCTATTTTCGTAAATGAACAACACCAAATTTCCTCAGGTTCATTGTTCGCATCTACAAAACAGAACATCCGATCTCGATAGGCAATTACGCTACGCCTATTGATTTTCATGAGATTTTCCCATTCTACTATATCTCCCTCCCAAACATCCGTGCCGTTATTGTCTTTCAGCCCAATATACTCGCCGACGGTAGTGGGATCAACTTCATATAATCCTGTAAAGGTCTTGATAAATATCCGGCCTGCGTCTGCGCCGTAGCAATGAATCAGGTCTCCATAAACCCACTTGTCGTTATCTATACGCTTGCCTCTGAATTTACTCTCTCGCATAACTATTCTTGTTTGAGGTTGTTAATTCTGTCGATCTCGACCTTCAAATTCATCTCTGCACTACGCACATCCCGTTGCAATTCCTCCAGCCGAGCTATTTGCTCCTCGTCCATCCGCGGGCATCCCCGCAGCCAGCTGTCGTAATTCGGGGTGTTCAGTTTGCCGTCACAAATCCCTCCGACACGCATACAGTAGTCGTAGTACTTGATGTATTCCTCCTTCGGAGCGTCTCGGTCGATGTCCGTCAGCATATCGGCCATGCTCACGAATAGATCGCCGACCTCTGCAATTCCTCCGGGGTCGTTACCTGTCCACGCAGCCGGCTCATAATCGTAGCCGTGCTTCTCGCAAAAAGCAGCCAGATAGGCGTTGCAGGCCGCATTGTAATTCAGTCTCAGTTCCTCGCGTGACATTCCATTTGCCGTGAATATCTTGCTTTCCCTTTCTGCGATCATCTCAATTCCTGTTTTCATTTTTTCTTTCTCGTGTTGAATTTTACCATCAATTTGTTCGCGTTTCGCACATGCTTGCGCATGTATTTAGCGAAATCTTCGTCTGCCGATTCAACCCCTCCCTCTGCCATTGCAATTACCTCGGCAAGGGCTTGAAATTCGTCATACGTCATAAACACATAGCCGCCTTTAGGTTTTGTGTGGTTCATCTTCTCTTCCACAGTAGTTTGGTTTTAATGACTTAATCATTTTCGTCGTTATCGTCATCGGGATAGCTCACATCCTCATAGTCCACGCAGAAGTCAATGATGTCCCGTCCCTCGTCAAACATTCCTTCGTCCCGGCACTGCTCGTATTTCCGGCAGTTATAGCAATAACAGTCGTTTATCGGTCTGTTGGTTTTCATCACTCATACGGGTTTGTGGGTAAATCGTGAACGCTTACGGCCAGCCCGGCGTCGATCAGACCGCGGTGGTCGAAATGCAGGCGGTGGAGAAGGTCGAAAAGATCACGTTGCTTAGGGGAAAACACAGGAAACCCAGTCTGATCGCAGACTACAAAGGAGCCATCGGCCAGATCGAATCCATAGAAAATGCCGTTACAAGAACACTGATAAACTTCTCCTGAATATATGGGATGCCCCCAATCTCCTACACCCTTGTAGGCGACTTTTGCCATAGTCACAATTGGCACAAACGGCTTTCCCTCGTTATAGCCCTGCTCGGTGATCTCCTCGCACAGGTCGGACATCGGCCGGAGGACGGGCAATTCGTTTTCCTCCAGATAATAACAAAGGCCGTCCGACGTACGACGCTTGCCTATCTCAATATCAAACACACCGTAATGCCTCGCATTCTTGTATATAACTTTCAACCCATGCGGCAGGTACCCCGCAATGTTGGCCAGTGTGAGTTCTCGTTTCATTGGTTATTTATGTCAATTATAATCATTTTAGGTCGTTCTTTTTTGACAATTCCAAGCTCCTCAATATCGGAAGCAATGTCACCCCAGCCATCAATGAACGCACGTATTTTTTATGTCGTAATTCTCGCAGCCGCTCTCGACCGCCCAGTCGTATAGCTCCTTTGGTGTCATTGTTTTATTTTTTCGGCAAATTGCTATATCCGTTGCTGAACATCCAAATTCCCGCAACAGTAAAAATAACGTGCAGCGCAAACCTCCACCAATCCGCCACCGAGTAGTCGTGTTGCGCTAAGTTTCCCGCAACAAAGGCGATCAACAGTCCGCCTATTGTGTTAAATGATGCTTTTGTCATGGCTCGTCATCGTATTCGAATTCCTCAACCTTCACACTCCCCACATTGGGGTTATTCCGTATCCGTTCGACAAGGCATCCTTTCGCATACATTACCGCATTAAATTTGTTGAATCCTATTCCTACGGAATCGTCCTCGTCGAACTCCTCTTTGGTGACGTTAATGGTTATCTGCGCCACTACTTTGATTCTGTATCCTTTCATAGTTCATCTTGGTATTTAATTTCCACACTGTCGATCTGCTCCCGCGTGATAGCGATTCGGTGCTTATCCTGAAAGGCCGATATCCTTTTACATACCCTCTTAGATTCGGCCGAGGACAGCATATCGTGATAGTATAGATAACTTTGGCAAAACAAGAGGGTCGCCAATTCCTCGTCCTCGCGCCTTTCGGCCGCTGTTTTCTCTGTTTTCATAGCTCTGTCTTATTCGTGAATTTCCCGCCAGCCGAGGATCTTATCATCTATCGGAGAACCACACCACGAATCCACCCAGTTCCCATCGTTATCAATATGCCCCAAATCATACGGTATGATAGAGCTTGGATTCCGCTTTACAAGCACAACCCGTCCCGGTTCGGGTGGTTCTTTCGGGTCGTGCCAGCGCATCAGTTCCTCGTGCTCGGATTTTCCGAACTGGATAAGCCATTCAAGGGCGGAGTAGGTAGAAATAGAGCATCCCACACACCCCCGGTCGCAATTCTTTCGATCTCCGCAATCTACGCAGATGTTATTTTCGCAAAATGCTTTTGCTCTTTCCTCAATCGTTCTCATTCTCGGTCAGTTTTTGGATGAAATTCTTTCGATGGTATTCGTAATCCGGTTCGAACTCTCCGTCCTCGCCGTTCTCGAACCACATATCGTCGAATGCGCCGATCGCTCTTTTCCGCATCCGCTCCTCGGCCTCCTGCTCGGCAAGCTCGATAGCCCGTTTTGCCTCTATTAACTTAATATCGCATTCTCCCGGACAATAGGGATACATCATCGCTATCGGTGTTACCACTTTCAACAAATATTGTTTTGCTTTTTCGCTTTTCATGGTTAGGATGTTTTAGTGTAACGCCCACGTCTTGTGCATTGCAGCGATCAGGTCTATATACCCTTTGTATTCCTCCATCTGCTCGGGACTATAGCCTTCGGCCTCGCCAATTTTTCGGAAATGCTTCTGCCACTCGGAAATGGTGTAGCGTTTGCAGCCTATTTGAATAACATCCTCACCCCAATAGGATACTGTATGACGCGATGCGCTGATAAATAGCGATTTCGGAACATTGCACCCGTCGCCCAGTTTGCACCCGTCGCCCAGTTCGCACCTGTCGCCCAGTTTGCACCCGTAGCCCAGTTCGCACCCGTAGCCCAGTTTGCACCCGTCGCCCAGTTTGCACCCGTCGCCCAGTTCGCACCCGTCGCCCAGTTTGCACCCGTAGCCCAGTTTGATATTGCGCGCCTCAAATTCGGCGGCTAATTCAGAAAGTTCATTGTACTGAAAGGGTGTCCAGCCTTTGTCTGAAACCCAGAGATAAATTGTTTTCATGGTTAGTTATCTTTTGTGTTTAACTTTTCGATTCGGGATGCAGGAAATCCAGCCCCAGAACGGTATGCGCCGCTTCAAGTAGTCCGGATCATCCTCATGGTTGTACGCCTCGGTCTCGAAGCAGGTGTAGTAGTACGCGCCCGGATAAGGCGGGATAATCACTTCGATCAGCCACGAAATGCCGTAGCAAATCCATCCGGCGAAGAGAATGCCGACCACCGTAAGCACCCAGCCCCACCAAGCGAACGAGTAGCTGATGGCGACGGGCAGGAGGATTGCCGCGGACAGCACGGCCAGTTCGATCTGCTGGGCGCAGTGGATTCCTTCATGGCGGCGCGTAGTCTCGTCCAAATGTCGGTCTTTCGGCTTGCGGGTGAATGCGAATGCAAGCCATGTTACCCAACTGAATCCCTTGAACGGGATCAATTTGTTGTGAACCTCGATAGGCAGTTTCATAGGGTTAATTCATATCCGTTAGTTACCACTCCATCAACTGCTTCGACAAGATTATTCAAGAGCGACGCCCCGAAGCAACTCCATAGGATGCCATATACGCCCTTATATTTGATCTCTGAATATTCTTTGCGGTTGTATTGGATGTTAAGGTAGAACGGAACACCCTCATCATCCTCCATGACTTTCGGCAACACCGCCAGCAGGTCGGCGACAGTAAAGGCGGGGATAAAAGATTCGGGAAATTCTTGATAGGCCAGAATCTTATCCAGCTTACACTCCTGCCAAATTTTGAGCTCATAGTTTTCTTCGTCCACTGTACCACAAACCCATCCCCATTCCCATACCATGCTCGCCTTATCTGCGGGCACTCCCAACTCGATCAGCCGCTTCGACTGCTCGATGCTCGTTACTTGGTTTTCCATAGTTGATTGTTTTTTATTCGCATAATCCGTATCTCAACATGTTTTTAAATATCCCCATCATCGGAGCTTTTACGATACTGTTTCCGGCCAACTTGTACTGCTGTGTATCGCTGATTCCCGCAGCTTGTATCTTGTTAATGTCGCTATCCGAAACATCCATCAGCCGCAAACACTCGCGGGGCGTAAGGCGGCGGATGCAGTCGGCATAGTCCAGCAGATTGTTTTGTTCCCACGCGCTGCCTGTAATCGTTCCGGGAAGATCCGCTTCGCCGCCTTTGTTGAAGCCGCGTCCCCGCATCAGGATTTTCGGTTCAAGCCCGCCACCCGATTTCGTCGTTATCGTTGGGCTGATGCCAGTCGGATCGTATACCCGGTATTGCTGTCGGTTCCAGTCTGTTTCCTTTGTCGCACCGATCTGAATCACTTTATCCGTGTCGCCGTTTACATTCGTCCATTTTTTTAATGCCTCTCTAATGACTTTCAACTCATTTTCGTACAAATAATACTTCTTGTCCACCTCCAACTCCAGTACGTCTTCCAGCCGCTTTTCCAGCCGAACCGGATGCGGAAACTCATACCAGCATCCGTTAAGAATGGAGAGCATAAACACACGTTCCCGGTTCTGCGGGACGCCGTAATCTTTGGCGTTGAGTATTTCCGTATAATTGACATAACCGAGCGAGCGAAGCCACGATTCCCATTTGAGAAACAGCGGGCGATATTTTTCCGACACGAGGGCTTTCACATTCTCCATCAGCAGGAATTTAGGACGCTTGGCCGCAATCGGCCGACGGCATTCCCATAACAGGGATGAACGGGTGCCCGAATCTTCGTTGAAACCCTTCTGCTCTCCGGCGCTGCTGATGTCGGTACACGGAAACGAGTAAGTGAACAGGTCGAAGTTCGGAACGGCGTTCCAATCGATTTTCGTGATGTCGCCGTAATTTCGGCCGGCCAGCTCCGGGAATACTGCATCGTGAGCCTTAATCGCCCATTTGTCAATCTCCGACCAGCCCACGCACTCGTAGTCCGCGCCGATGTCCCGAAGAGCCATCAACTGACTGTCATAGCCGGAAAAACTTGTGAATACTCGTAATTTCATAGTCATAATCCGTAATAACTCATGCAGCTGTCTTTCCCACCCGAAAAGGTTACTATGACTTTCATTTTATCATTCGTTAAAGGTTAACTGAGGGGACTGGCGTGACTGCAAAACTTATCTGCCAAATACTAAAATGGCGGCATCTCTTGAGTGCTCCGAGGTATTCCCCTGCCACTTCGTAAGAGCTTTGAATTGTGCTGCGGATAGTTTCGTACGATTATTCTTAGGAGCAATCATCCGATATTGCAAGCCTTGCTCCTTGCACCAACCTTCCCAAATTGATGCATCTCGACAAACGCTTCCGGCTCCCTTCAGGCGCTCTCGTCCCGTATTGCCAAACCATTTGCGTTGGCGAGCATCTTCGATGAACAGTCGAATACTATCTTTGCCCCGAATGTCGGAGATCATTTTCACGCGCTCCATTGCCTGGGTGATCGTCATGGTGCTCACTTCCGCGAGGTATTTTGTGTCCGAATGCCATACCGCGAAGCCTGTATGTACTCTCGTATCAATGCCTATGTACGTCATAGTTCGTTCATAGATTAAAAAGCCATCCTATCTCTTTCCACTCCTCGGCGGTCAGCAGCTCGCCCCGGCGTTCCCGATCGGCGCGCTCCTCCTCCCTCTTTAGCTTCTCGGTTTTGTGGCGGTCGCGTTCGATGCGTGCCAGTCGGTCGGCTCGATATTCGAGAAACACCTGCAACGCCTCGGTGATGACAAGCGGGTCTACCGTGCCGTAGAAATGCCCGTAATGCCCCGCCTTGAAACGCTGGAAAAAGAGCATCAACTCCGATAGTTTCAGATAACCGAAATTGTCTGCTATGACCGCCGCCACCGCGTCCGTGATGCGTGAAAACTCCTCCTTGCCCTTCACGCCGCAGAAGTTCACCAGATCGGTAAGCTGAATATCCAGCCACGAATCGAGCGTATCCCCACCGTAGGCTTTCCGCACCTGCCACAGGGACGGCGCATCCCCCGTGAAGCAACGGTCGATATTCGCGGCGCAATAGCGCTGCACGCCGGGGTTAAAACGCTTAAGCATCACCGCCGCCGTCCGTCCCCATTTCCCGCGCCATTGTGCGAGCAAGGCGCGCTCTGACCCGCTCTTCGCAACGGCGCATGAACTCGTCGCTGGTAATGTCGCCATGAGCGACCCGATTGTCTGCATTTCTGCCATAGTCGTTTGTCGTTTTCAGCGGGAATATCCCCGCCCAGTTATTAGCCTTGGACTGCTCGATAATCCCTCGGGCAGTATCCGCATTGCCCCCGGAAAGTTCCATAAGCCGCGCATAGAAGCTCTCGAAGCCCCGCTGTCGATAGGTCTGTCCGCGTTCAGACTTGTAGGCAAGCCAATCCGCCACAATGGGTTGGAACGTAGGTTCGACAGCCGAGGTGTCAAGCGTGCACCGGGATTTTTTCGGAAAAAAGTCGTTTAGCCACGTCTGGAAATAGACGTTTTTTGCAAGCTGGGCATGGTATCCTAATTTAACATAATCAATGGTCAAACCATCCGTCTTTTTGCAAAAGTCATTATAGTCGTCAGCAAGCGACTTGCGTTTTCCCTTAAACCCATCCCAAAGAGTTACGAACTCTTCGGGGATGCCCGTAACCTCTTCCCCCTGCAAAGGGGGATTATAGGGGGTATTATATGTTTGGTTTAGTTTATCTTCTATATAAGAAGTATCGTCTGTTTTAGGTGTCCCGTTAGGTGTACCTTTAGGTGTCCCGTTAGGTGGGACTATAGGTGGTAAATTTGAACACCTAAAAGTGTATTTGCATTTATCGGCACGACCTTTTCCGCCGCCGGAGAATGAGATCAACCCAGCCTGCATAAGACGATTTTTGGCTGCGCGCAAACTCTTAGGTGACACCCCTACATTGATCGACGTCCGTGCGTCGGAATGCGTGAAGTTATCCGGCCAGCCTAACCGATTCGCTTGTTCTACAAGGTAGAAGTAAAGCCTCGATTCACAGCAGCCAAATTGCCACGTTGCATCAAGTTGCCAAAATTTTCGTATCAGGTCTAAGTAATTCATTCTATGTCCGTGTTACAGCCACACTTTTTGATGTTGCATTTCCCGCTCGATGAAAGAGATCCATTCATTATCCTCGGGGCTTGGTAAGTTGATGCCCGCCTCCATTGAAGCCCAATTACGGAACCGATCTATTGCTGTTGTCATCTCTCCTGTATCAAGGTCACGACTTGACCGGAGCCTTTCGACCTCCTTGTGCATCAGCTTGTCGTATTCGACGCGCACAAATAATTCCGGGTTGCATAGCCGTTTGAAATATTCCTGTTTGACATATCCTATCGGATTCCCGGTTTGCATGGCGAATTCGCCAAGAATACAATGAAGATATTTATTTTGAGAAGACGTCCTGACTGGTTTTTTATCCGTCAGCTCAACAATACATCTCCTTGAAATTAAGGAGGCAACCCGATGTTTAAACCGACATATGTCGATTTCACAATTAAGATCATACCGCATTATAATACTCCCATTTATATCCTTTTGCAGTATGCTGTTTACCTTGGCATACTCTCGTCAAACCGCCACTATCGACACCTAAAGCCCTGACTGCATCATACATACAACTCCATATCTTGACAATGTTACCGTCCAAATCTTTTTGCACACAAGCCCTATGTTTTAAAGAGGCCACGCCATATTTCCCCTTTAACAACTTTCGGATTGATTTTGTTCTTCGATCTGCACTTATAGGATTATTAACATTATCAGATATAGTTCCCCATCTCAAATTCTCCGCTCTATTGTCTGTTTTAATAGTGTTTATGTGATCCACCACGGAGCAGCCGTATTTCTTGTTTACGAAAGCATCTGCGACTAATCTATGTACATGAAATTGTTTTTGACGGCCATTTACATTTAGTGTTACCACATAATACCCTGTGCTCTTTAGAATAGGCCTTAGAAGCTGCGCAACCCCTTTTCTGGAATAATTAAGTGACTTCACGTTCCCTAAATCAGAAACCTGATAACGCCCTTCGTACCCAATTATATCTTTCCACTCTTCCATATACAGCAATTTTTCCACTGCCTCCTAAAAAGGCAGGTCATCCACATCTTCGGCGACCGGCAAATCTGCAACCTGGTCGGGAGTGGGTTCCGAGGGACGGAACACCACAGCCTTACCTCGGCCTACATACGTCCGCTTGTCCTTGCGTTCGCGCTCCTCTTTCGACTGCCGGATGAACACGCAGTGCGTATTCTCGTACTGGTCAACCTCGCGGAGCTCAGATACGCAAATGCCGATGTACTTCTTGCCGTTTTCGGCAACAAAAATCTTGTCCTTGGGAATGTCGCTGACACACAGCGACACGTTAATCAGTTCTGCCATTGTTTATTGCTTTTTGAAAGTGGTTTTGACGGTCGTTTTGCTACTACGGGCTGGAGGGAAAAGAACCTCGCCCGTATCAGGGTCTGCCATTCCGGTACGCGGTAGTTTTTTCAGCATCTCCTCGCGCTCCTTGATGTCGACCTTGAGGGCTTCCAGCGTCTTGTACATATCGTTCAGCCGGCTGTCGCCGCACATCGAATAGTCGTACTTGACGCCCGATTCGGCCTCCTCCAGTCGGCAGTCTCCGAACTGATGCGATTTGCCGTATTTGGCAAGCTCCCGCAGCGTGATGTCGCGCACGTAGGTGTTCTCCTTGAAGAGCTTGATGGCGGCCTCCATACGGCTGATATTGATGTGAGCCGTGATCGGGTCTACCTCCCCGTTTACAACCGAGGAGATAGCCCGGGCGGCCAGCTCGGCGGCGGGCGTCGATTCCCGCAGCAACATTACCTGTGCTTCCATATCACTTTGCATTTTTGCGTGCCTGACGATATGATTCGAAGAGCGCCGAGAAGCGATCCACGACTTCGGCATCGGCGTCGCGGTATTTCAGCAGGCGTGCCCCTGCGTCAAAATCTGCGGCATAGTTGTCAGTCGTGAGAACCCCGTACATCCATTTCAGCAGCTGATCGCAGGTGATAGGGTCATCCAGGTGTTCCATAGTAATTCGTTTGCGGGCAGGTGCCGGAGCGTTGGCCGGGGTCTCAGTGGATTGTACAGTTTTTGCACTTTGCGCAGCTACCCGGTTGGTATTCTCGGTTCGCCGCTCGTCCGTGTCTGCATCTTTTGTATCGTCGATGCAAAACAACCCGTTAAGGGCATATTTGCGAGCGTAGCTCGACGCTGTACCGGTGATTTGTGCCCCATCCATCCCTTTCTTGTCGAAATCTTCACGGGCAAAAGCAGTGGCCGTCGCCGATTCTCCGGAGGCGTTGGTGATGCGCGCCGTGGCTTTCACGTAGTAGCGATCGCCGACATTGACAATGTCATCGCAAAGGTTCAACGCGCATTCATGCGCTTTGAGCAGCGGTTTGACTGCTTCGAGAATATCCTCGCAGCTCCGATACTTGTATTTCCCGAAACTGTTATACTGCCCCTTGGGAGCTTTCAATTCCGACTGGATAGCGATTAACTCTTTCATAAGCCTACTCGTATTTAATGGTTATCACGGCTTTGCTCCGGTCGATGCCTATGCACCCTTCACGCACAACCTTATGGATTTCTTTATCCGCAAGACGTCGTGAGTACTTCGCGCTAAAGATGGTAATGTTGCCAATGGCAACTTCAATGATTGTCCTCATTGTTATAAATTGTTTCGTTTTGCGTAATTTTTCAACCGGGCCATATGCCCGGGCCATATCCGGCCGTCAATATCGGTGACATTAATAACCTCGATGCTGTCTTCACACCCGGTTTGCACCTCCTCGAAACATCCGGCGAAGACATCGTATCGGCGTTCATAAACAGGCATATAGTGATGCCTCGCCTGAATGTCATAGATTTTGTATGCAACCGAATAGACCCGGCCGTCTTCATCACCGCGCATATCCTTCTGAATGGCTTCGCGGATAGCCCGATAAATCAACTTTAGGTCTACCTCCATCAGCGTTCTGGCCCTCTGGGAGAATGTCGACCGCTGGCCAGTTATATGTTCGCTCGGAATATCATGATACTCTTCGAACGTCAGCACCGGGGACGTGGTTGTCGTGTAATATTGCGTGTTCATGGGCTATCGTATTTCAACCCGGTAAATACGGGGCTTGTTCTCGTTCTTCAATGCCCGGTAGATGGCCTTGGATTGTATCCGGACAGCCTTTGACCGCAGGCGGTATTGGGCTCGCCAAATGCGCCCCTTTATCGTCGTCCACACGCATTTAACCGTGATTTCCGTAAACTCATTCATGGCTTTCGAATATTGAGGTTAGCAATTTTCCAATCTCACTTGTACGGTGCTGATTGGATAGCACCCAGCCGAATACTACGGCAATCGGCGCGATGAACGCCAACAAGGTGATAAGATGTGCCATAGCGGCCTGTTTTAACGGTTGGACTTGGAGGGGAATACCCGGCTTACGAGTATGGTGCCGACAACGACAGTATAGGCCGGATACATAATGCGGAACCGAGCCAGGAAACAGCCAAGGGCGTGTTCCTCGCAGGCAGCGCGGATAACATCAGTGTAATCGACTTTGTCCGAAGAGAACATCGGTCGTGTTGCCTTGAGGTGGCAACGATAGAATGCGGTGCGGCTTTTCTTTGCGCGCGGTGTGGTCTGGGTGTTATTTACCCGGGTACCACTTTTAACTTGGTCTCGCATTGTCAGTTAAAAGTTTAAATTAATATGTAAAGGGCAATAAAAAAGGCGTTGCCCCAGTCAAGTTTGCGAGACCGACACCCTCGGTATAACCGAAAGTGGACAAGGGACAACGCTTTATAAAGCGTTAGATATGTTCTTTGTTGATACCAAAGGTATCGATCTCGCGACAGCAAAGGTAGAAAATCATTTCGAATCTGCAAAATTATTTGCCATCGGCATCGAAAAAAGGTATCGACGGCGTCTCCTTACGGGCGATTCGGTACATCATTTCAGCCTTTGCGCCGTTGATGATCTTACCCGCAATGTTAGCAATCTCCGATGCCTCTTTGATCTCGATCTCTCGTGCCCGAAGCTCTGCATACACGCGGCCCAAATCGGCCGTCAATTCCCGGATGTTCTTAATCTCTTTCATCGTTTTGTTGTTTTTTGATTTCTCGGTATAACTTTAGTTGAATACATTTGTAGTCGATTGTTTCGGGGGTTACGGGGAGGTTGCAGCGCTTTAGTTTATCCATTAAATACCCGTCAGTCAGATTCTCGCGTTTCTTTCGGTCATACGCCCGGTACATTTCGAGATTAGCTGCGTAATACTTGCTGGCATTCGCCCGGTACTTTTCGAGATTAGCGGCGCGCCACTTACGGTGCTTTTCCCGCGCCTTTTCGAAATTGGCTGCGTGCCACTTACGGGACTGCTCCGCCTTGCATTGTTTGCAAATATGGCTATGACCTAATACGCATTCCTTATTCTTCGCAAACTCTTCCAACGGCTTTTCCTGCCCGCATTTGCGGCAGACGCGGGTAATGTCATCCATAATTTCTTACTTTTAGGGGTTATTCGTAGATAGGACGCCAGCCGACAATACTACTATGGCGGTAATACTATTGCGACGCAGGGAGGATTAGAACAGCCGCCCCTGAACATTATCATCCGGACGCCTCACAGCATCCGCCCACCGCTCGTGTACGAACATCTTTTCTACGCGTTTTATCGTTTTTGATGATGAATAGGTGCATGCTTTGTCAATACTCGCAAAGCATATAAAGTCGTCCGGCATGGAATATTCCGAAACGAACACCGGGAATTCCATGCTGCGCAGCCATCTATAAAATCGTTCATGGTCGAAATCGTCGATATACCCCGACGTGTTAGCATACGGCGGGTCGCAGTATACCGTCGCGCCCGGCGGTATAGCAACATCGCTGTAATCCTTTCGGGACAGTTTCAGTCTTTCCAGACTTTGCAGACTTTTCAGTCTTTCCAGACTTTTCAGTCTTTCCAGTCTTTCCAGACTTTGCAGACTTTCCAGACTTTGCAGACTTTCCAGTCTTTCCAGACTTTGCAGACTTTGCAGACTTTCGTTTAAGGGCGCCCACGGAATAGTTAACGCCGGTAAAATTTCTTGCAACTTCTCGTATTGTTCAGAGGATGGCAACATCCAGTGAGATTCGCTAAAATAATGCCTACCCATATAATTCCCAAGGCGTCGGTCGACATCTTTTTTCGTAAGACCGGATAATTTCAGGGCGTTCTGTAAATATTTTCGCAAATACGCTGATTTAACCCGAAAAACATCTGTATGTATCGCCTTTGTATTCAATGTGCCGTCCGCATTGTATTGAGGTGCCACGTCGCACGCTGCGCACAACTTCAGCACCTTTTGCGTCAGCTCTCCTATTTTATCACGGACTTTTGCAAATTCCCGGACAAATCCTTTCCATGCCAACCGCGCGCTCGTGGGCGTTCCCGCGGAAAATATCGCGTGCATGTGTTTTTTGAACCGCTCAACCTCCGGAGCATACATATATGTCTTCATATCGTTCCCAAAGCTCCAGCAAAGACGCACGTAGGGGTCGTCATCTTTGAGACGGAGGAAATCCTCCCGACTGATCCATCGACATTCATTCCGGTATTTCCCATCGATGGCATCACGGAAGACTTGGGGATATTCCGTAATATCGTTTGCAATGAAACGTCCGAATTTACCAGACAATATGGCAGCGTGAGTTACCGCACATCCTCCGGCGAACAAATCCACGAACGTATGCGACGCGGGAAGATTCGAAATAACCCATTTCGCAATACTATTCTTAGAACCCTTATAAGGTAATCCGTAATTCATAACTAATCTAAATTCAATGCCATCCTCCGCGACCTCTCGGCATTCTTGAGGTAGCGTGTTTTGTACTTCTCATTGGCCTTGTCGGGTGTAACCCAAAGCACCGTGTTGTTGTCGAGCCGTAAAGGCACCAGTCCTTTGTCTTTGAGCTCTTGAAGATATTTATTCATGGTCGTTTGATTGTATCCAAAAGAAGCGGGGGCTTTAATGCCGACGGCACACCATCCGCGTGCTTCACAGCAGGCCAATGGCAAATACCAAACTTAAAATGCGATTTGCGGATTATTGGCAGGAATCCGCTACCTGTGGCATATAGTACTCGTTAAACTGTGTCGGCCGTCCGTCTTCCGTAACGGCCCTCTGTTTGTTCGAGCAAATGGAATATCCCATTTTCCGGAGCCGACTGATGATCCGGCGCAGCTCCGTTGTGTGGTACAGCCTCTCAGCCTTGCGAACAGTCAGCCTGCCGCCGGCCTTGAGATAGGCCAGAATCTTACTTTGCGGTTCGTACGTCATAGCCCTTGATGTATTTGCCGCTTTTCCCACGGGTACGGTCGAATTTCCTGAGCCTGCCTTCCAGTTCGTCGATGCGCTTGTACAGGGTATCACGTGCTTGAGTGAGCGCCAATACCTCGTGTTCCCGCTCGATAAGGCGTCCATCCGCTTCATTGCGCTCGCAAAGGCATGTAGCAAGCCGCACCTCCAGGTCTTCGATCCGTTTCCACATTTTCCACCTGGGCGTCAGGTCGAAGCATAGAAATCTCCTCTTCCTCAAAGTGTTCTTCTCCATAGTATAATTGTTTTAAGGTGTTGCAAATAAGCCCGCGCGCACTGTAACTTTAAACTCCATTTCAAAACTGCGCCACCGAAAAGCGCACGCGGGCAAGATGCAGACCTCACGCCTAAAATGAAATAACCCACTGCTGAAAGAACGGTGCGCAAGGCCTGCCATAGAGCCTGGATAGGCGGTCAAGCCACACCAGGCGTAATAATCAATACGGCTCTCCGGATTACTCCGGGTCATCGCTCGTTCATTGGTATTTATCTGTTGCCAGCCCTTCTGCGCCAAGTCGCTCGCCGGGTTTTACATCCGCTCGGATGGTTCTCGTGTATCAATGTGTCAAAGAACACAGAAATTGCTTTTGCCTTGCGGCGGGGTTAGTGCCAGCAATCAAACCCCTCACCTATGCGGTGGCTATCTTGGAGGTGCGGCAGGATTCGAACCTGCATTTATTGTTTCGCGTTTCACAAGCCGATACAAACCATAAGAGGTTGCCGTTCTCTCGTCTCTCCTTAATCGTTCTCTCGTTGAACTACGCACCCTGTGATGCTATTCCTTTTTGATGTGAAGCCGCTCTACCGGAATGCCTTTCATCTTGGCGATTTCATCCATCGTTACTTCGACAATCTCAGTTTCAGGATCAGGTTCATAAACAAGGCGAAACCCTAATGTGTAAAGCTCGTCGCAAGTGAAATTGTAAGGCACATTGCCGTTCTCTCTCTTGCACACGACCAATTCTCCACTACGGAAAATCACCTCCCAAGTGTTTGATTCGTATACAAGCTTATCCCCTACCTGCCAATCCTTGAAAGATTCGGCCTCTTCTTTCGTCGAAGGGTGGATACAAAGATTTGAAACGTTGTTTTTGATGAGTGCCATCTCGCTACCATCCTCGATGTGCCAACTGCATTTGAAGCCTAATTTGTCTTCGCAATCGGCTCCATCCTTCACATTTTGGCATAGATAAATACTCCCTTCCTCTACCTGAATACGCCCTTCAACTGGGATGTGTAGATGTTGGCCTTGAATTTCTTGCCCTTGCATTGCAGTAAATTTTCCATACTATTTTATTTTTGGTTTATGAGTTTTTTTTTGTGTTTAAAGTCCGTGGTTGTTAGCCCATATCACGAGTTCGGCAAGCGTTGTCGACCCTGTGCGACGCATAGCGTTTCGTTTGTGTGTTTCGACCGTCAACTGGGAGAGTGACAGTATTTCGGCAATCCGTTCGGTCTTACATCCCTCTTTATAGAGGCGGACAATCTCTTTCTCCCGCATTGTCAGGTTAGTATTAAACTCTGGGTTACAGATTACTTTATAGTATTTGCACTCCCCCACCAGCGGACAAGCAACATTCTCGAAGTTGAACCGGCCGAACTCGTCCATATCGGGTATTTTATCATACATCCCGAAGTTGCAGCGGATGAATCGGTGGGCACACCTGTATTTGAAGTAAGGGGCGTTCGCTTTACTCTTGTTGTAAATCTCCGACAACGCCTTGAATGCCTTGGGGTAATCCAGCTCAATGACCGAGAACAAAGCATCCGTAAGCTCTTTATCTTCTTCCATGTAGGTGCGCACTCCCTTTTCATCGCGGATCTGCACCTCTCCTTCGGGTGAGTTAAAAAACTCTACGTTATTTAACCTTTGCATGGGTACCTTTGTATGGATAATCTTCTGGGAATAATGCGTCGCCGGGTAACCTATTTTCAGAGAATTTATATACACAGAATGCTATGTTATCCCTGTCTGACTTGTCAGGACGGGTGCGTCCGTGCGCCCAGCGCCATATTGTTGTCTTGTCCTTTCCTGTCACAAGCCGAATTTCTGCCCACAACTTACTTTTGCGAGTCTTCCCAAGTGTAGAAACATATTCTTGGAACGGCAACTTTATAGCGCGCTGATTTGCAGTATTCATATTCATATTATTTGTCCAGTATTGCCATGATCCGCTCAATGCAGGCGGCCTGCTCCTCGAGTAGTGCCGTCAAGCGGTCAGTCGATTGAATTACTTCGTTCATATTGCATCGTGCTTTAGTCACCATAGTACATTCCTCGGACACCATAGAAACCTGTCGGCACTTTCAGCAGTTCGGGGCGGTACTCCGTGGCCTTCGGCTGCTCCGTCGGGCGGTTCTCGATCTTCGCGGTCAGCATCGCCAACTTCTCGTTGCGCCAAGCCTTGCGCAGGCAATCCCCCAAACTCTTGCCCGGCTGTACCTTTTTAAGGTACCAGGCGTTCTTCATGATCTTCGATTTGTTGTAAGTTGCTTTCATCGCGTTGTCCGTTTTTATTACCTTCAAAAAGGTACAATCGTCAAATATTCAGTCCCCACGCTTGCGTTTTTCATCTTAAATCGTATATTTGTATCAGCTTTGTGGGGTTCACATTGCAAATATACTAAACTATTTGAGTATTTACTAAAATAATAGAGTATTTTTCAATCAAATAATATTATATATTTACAGAATATCATAAGCACAAACCCTTCATGGCTGATAAACTGATAGATAAGGCCGTAGAATTACTACGAAGCACACAAGACACTCCGTATAAAATCGCCAAAGCGACTGGATTGTCACAAACAATTATCGGCAAATGGAAGAAAGGAGAAGGCAAGCCGAGTAGAGCAAATGCCAGATATATACTCCAATATTTTGGCATATCCAACATAGAAGACCAACCTGTCAGCCAAGGAGGCGAAGACGTCACGCCAACGAAAGCTGAACTAAATAACCCAAAAACTATGGAGAGATTCTTAGATTCACTACTCCGCCAAAACGAGGAGTTGATTCGGCAAAACGGGGCTTTGATTGACCTGTACCGAGAAGAGAGAGCGAAAAGCAAGGGCGATGTCGCCCAAAAAAAAGAGGCATAGCGGTATTCTAATTAGCCTTATGCCATCTTCATTAGAGCGGAAGCAATATGATAAAATAGAACCACCCAAAATAAGCTCCATATAATCGAGCTACACATTTAAAGGAGATTACGGTCTCCTTTAAAAATGACCGGGGCGCCCGCAGACCAAAACATAAAAACTTCGGATTATTTCAATAGCACAAATATTTTTTACTCTTTTCTTACCAACTCATTTCGATAGGGGTAAATTCATAAACTCATGAAAAAACTTTTACTAATAATTATTACTTTAGGTATTACCTATAATGTCAATGCGAAGCAGCCTTATAACCTTAAAAAGGCGCAAGAAATAATTGCCGCGCATAATGTTGCAAGTTTGGCTATTATCCATGAAGGGAAACAACTTTATTTTGACCCAGAAACGAAATCATACGTGCCGAAAAAGGATTTTATAGAAAAATATGGGCGTCAGGCCGTACAGCAAATTAACGACTTGGAATCAAATAGGTTAAATGAAGAGGCAAAAGCAGCGTCTATAGCGGAAAGAGAGAAAATACAATCACATGCTTTTGATAAGCTGATGAACCTTAATTCGTATGAAAGCGTTTCGTATAGTAAAAACGAATATGCTGACATTTTAGATATTTTAGATGGTAACCATGATGGGAATATTGATTATTTAAGCGCGGCACTATTTTTTAGGGATCAAGTTGCCGGTATAGACAACAACGGCAACATATCAATGATTAACATTATCCAAGCACCATCGTTATCTAAAGATCAGATATATATTCAAACTAACTCATGGTTCGTTCACACATTTAATTCAGGAAAATCAGTAATTCAATTAAATGAAAAAGATGCGGGGACTATACTCGCGAAAGGTTATTTGAAAAACATTGCAGAACAGGTCGGATTTGCAATTAGTTATGAAATCAGCGCCTATGTTCTTTTTCGGATAGATATTAAAGACGGTCGAGCCCGACTTATTACAACCATCCAAGAATATGAATCAGTAAATAGAGGAGGTGTTGCGGGGGCAATGTCAGGGAATGTTTCGACAACAATGGGCATTTACAAACCGGAAGCGGTTTTTCCCTTTGTTGATGCCGCTGCTGGATTATCCCGGAAAGCTGGAGCAAAAGCGTATTGTGCTTGTTGTATGTATATGATTGCAATGAAGAATCAATTAGAGAAAGCCATTAAAGATGGGATAACAGGCGGAGATGTAGAAGACTGGTAATCCCTCCCCTACCTTTCAGCCCCGGCCACACAGTCGGGACTTTTTTGTACCTTTAGGACAATGAAGGCCGCCAAAGTAAGGTTTCATCATAGAGAGAACACAAACCCTTAGAACAATCCGCCCAATAATATTTTTTTTCAAAAAATTTCATCATTTTCCATTGTTATTTAAATATCCGTCGAAATCTTTGCATTGTAAGCCTGTGAGGATGCAGGCAACGGCCGAACATCGAAAGTACATTGCTATCGTAGCAGAAGGTCTGTTGGCGCATCCGTCGGCAGACCTTCATTTATGGCAAAGAGTGTAAAAGACACAAAGACGAACGACACCATCAAGCCCACCCGCAAAGTGGGCCGTCCTTGCGTATATACACCTGAAGCTCTCGAAGTCAAGTTTGAGGAATATGCCAATTGGACAAAGAACAATCCAATCATAAAACAAGTGCCCACAAAACATGGCCTTGTAGACCTCGAACTCCAACGTCCTAAAACTATTGTTGGGTTCTGTGTATATGCGGGAATACTCCGTGACACATTTTTTGATTACGGCAAAAGGGAGGAGTTTTTCCACATCATTGCGCGCGTGCGCGAAGAAATTGAAGCCGATCAATTGTCGGGCGCAATAGCTGGCATATACGATTCCGGCGTCATTACACGTGTTCTCAAACTCGCCGACAAACAGGATATAACCACCAACGGCGAGAGCATCAACAAGCCCCGGGAAACAGTGCAAGTCATACTTGACCCGGAAGCTGCATCTATCATCCAGTCCATCGGCAAACAAAGCACGAATGAAAATGGAGCTTGATGCACGCACATATCGGGGCAAGGTCTACAAGATCATGCTGTACTTCTTCCGCAAGTACCGCAATAAGGGCGTCGTACTACGCATATTCAACGAGGGGAGCTCCCGTTCGGGGAAGACTTTCGACACCTTCGACTTCCTGTATGACATCTGTGCCGCGGGTGATGGTGCATATAAAATCTATGTCTACCGCTCCACCTTGCAAGACTGCAAAGAAAAGGCATTGGGAGACTTCAAGAAGAAACTACAATGCCGCGGGATATATGATCCCGACAACATGTATAGCGAGAAGATACTCCCCGAATACCACATAGGCGACAGCATCATCCGGTTCCGTGGGCTTGACAAGATGGATGTGAAGGAGGGGCACGACTGCGACATCATATACTTCAACGAAATGTTGGACGACATATCGCCGGCGCAGTTCAATAACATCACGATGCGTTGTACAACCATGATTATCGGCGACTGGAACCCTAAGTATACGGAACACTGGGTTTTTGAGCTTGAAGGGCAGCCGGATACCATATTCACCAAAACAACCTACAAAGACAATCCTTTCTGCCCTGACAGCGTACGCAGGACTATCGAAAGTTACGAGCCCACGCCGGAAAATATCGCGGCAGGAACCGCCGACGAATTCAGATGGAAGGTATACGGTCTCGGGGAGCGTGCGGCGCAGGAAGGATTGATATTCCCCAACATAGACTGGATCGACAGTTTTCCGGACGATTTGGAATATACAGCCTATGGCATCGACTTCGGCTTCACAAATGACCCGACGGCTATTATTCATGTCGGAGTGCGAGGGCGTGATTTATATCTGCATGAACGCTTTTATTCGCCCGTAGACGATCCCGAGGTATTGTATAACATCGTGGCCCCAATTCTCGGTAAACAAGGATATGCCATAGCAGACAGTGCGGATAAATACGCCAAGAACCCAGAAGGTATGGTGCGTTCCCTTCAGCTGCGAGGGTTGAATGTAGTCAAGGCCAAGAAATTCCAGGATAGTATAACCATCGGTATATCCTACATGAAAAACTTCCGCATCCACTGCGTCAAGACCAAGAACATGAAAAACGAAGCCAATACCTATGTGTGGGATTCTATAAACGGGCTGGCGATAAATAAACCCGTAGACAAGAATAATCACCTTTGGGATGCAGCCCGATATGTCGTGATGACTGCATTCCGCAATCATATTGCCGCATGAAACTCCTTGGATACGAAATAAAGATGTCTAAATGTTCCGAAAAGACCGGAGACCCGCAGCAAAGCCTATACATAGACTTGCGGGACGTGCAAAATCTGCTCGGGACGAAGGATGGGTTTATCGACACCTCCACACCGGACGGGCAGGCGCGCGCATTCGCGTCATGCTCTATTTTGGCTTCTATCATCACGAAGAAAGTATCCGCCATATCGGATGCCCGGTATTGGGCGAAAGACGACAAAGGGGAAGATATTGAAAAGCCGCGCGAGTTCGAGCGGATTAACCACCCCAATCCCTACCAAACTCTTTCGGAATTCGTTTGCATGATCGAGTTCTTCTCTCAGATATTCGGCAAGGCTTATATTGTGAAGGTACCTTTGGTCGGAATTAAGGGTGATTTCGAATTGTATGTAATACCTAACCTCATGGTTACGGAAAACGAGGTACCATCCTCCATACCTTCGTTTGCACCCAACTCCGATATCCGTGATTACACCATAAACCTTGGGGGCGGGATAAACCTGACGATCCCCAAAGAGGAGATGTTCGTTGTAAACGACGTAACTTACGCGTTTAACAAGATTGGGAGCGCTACTTCACGGCTTGTCGCCCTCAAGTACCCTGTCAACACTTTCCTGGCCTCCTACCAAGCCGTAAACGAATTACTCGTCAACCGGGGTATGCTCGGCATTCTCTCCCTCATGTCAGATGATCCGATGGTCGATAATATCGTGCCGGCCACCAAAGAGGACAAGGAAGCGCTCCGTGAGCAATTGGACAAATACGGGATCATGCGCAACAAATGCAAGATCGCCATTACGTCATACAAGGCATCCTTTGTGCCTGTGTCGTCCACTATTTCCGACCTCGGACTTACAGACATTCAGCGCAACTGCAAGAAAGACATCGCTTATACATATCAGGTGCCCAGCATTCTGCTCGACGTAGAAGGCAGCACCTACAGTAATTTCGGAGAGGCCAAGATTGAGTTTTATGTGAATGACATTATTCCTTCGGCACAAAACATCATGCGCGTGCTTAATAAGATATATGGCTTTACGGGATTCGGATTCATGCCGTTCTTCGACCATTTGGAAATGTTCCAGCCTTCGAAGAAAGACCAGGCGGAATGCATGAACAGCGCAGTAAATTACATCGGAGCTGCCATACAATTAGGAATAATGACACCAGAGGAAGGTAGAAGCGAACTATTAAAATATCAAATCTAATATGGAAGACAAGATAAAATCATTCAAGGGAAGCATAGACGACATCAAACGCGATCAGGGCGTTGTTGTCATCGCCATATCAAAGTTCGACCAAGAGGATCACGCAGAAGACATTGTGCGCAAAGGGGCGTTCACCAAATCCTTTGCCGACATGTCCCGGATCAAACACTGCATCGACCACAAACAAGACTTGGATCATGTTGTTGGGACGCCTCGAAAAGCATGGGAAACAGATGAATATGCCCTCGTCGAGAGCAAACTCATACTCGGTAAGGCCGCTGGGCATGATATATTCGAGTACTATAAGCATTGCGCAGACGAGAAACGAGATGTCGAACACTCCTACTGCTACCGGGTTCTCAACAGGAACCATAACGATGCTATTGCGGGAGATGACATCGCAGAGCTGCAGCTCAAGTATGAGTACAGCACCGTGTTCGCCGGATGTAATCCCTTCACCCCAGCTCTTGACGTCAAGGGCTTGCAAAGCGTAGAGGACATCATTGCCTATCAAGAAGAGCTCAACAACATCCTGCGCAAATGCGACCTTTCGGACGCAGGAGGAAACAGGATTGAAGCACTTTGCAACAGCCTCAAAAGCGCCCTAAACATCCTGGGCAACAAATCTTCGGATGACACTGAAATCATCGAAATAGTCAGAAAAACATTGTTTAACTAAACCAATTCACACATGAACGACGACATCAAGAAAGAGCTGAAAGGAATACTCGATGAATACAAGTCGGGGCTTATCGGCAAAGCAGACTTCGAGGCCAAAATGAAGGCTATCGAAGACAAAGTAGACGCTCTCGATCAAACAAAATCCATCGACGAGATCCGGGAGATAATCAAAGAGCAAGGGCGCACCATCAGCCTCATGCAGAAATCCACCGTTTCATCCGAGAATGAAGCGCAGGAGAAGATCAAGGCATTCTTCTCAGGGAAAGAGAACATCGACGCCGTAAAGGGCGGCCGCACGGTAAGTATCGAGATCGAGATGAAGGCCGAGGCAGCAGCCATGACGACCACGACGGCCGCTGTCCCCATTGCGGCATTCAACACCGAAGTCGTGCCGGGCATTGCAGCAGCGGCTACCGAGCCGAATGCGATCCTGCCCCGCTTGCAGAAAGGCACGACAAGTTCCCCGACAATCAAGTGGATCAACCGTAAAGACCCCGACGGCGGCTCGGCATTCATTGCCGAAGGAACTCTCAAGCCCCTTATGAGCTGGGGATACGAGGAGGAGACGTCTACGGCAAAGAAGGTTGCCGTTCGCGCAAAGCTCTCGACGGAAATCCTCGAAGATGCGGATTTCATCCGCGGGGAGGTGAACACCCTGCTGCGTCAAGACTTGATGCAGACCGTGGAAGAGAAGGTTATCGCAGGAACCGGCACCGGGAACGAGATTCTCGGCGTAACAACAAAAGCCCCTGGCTATACCATTACGGAGCTCAACGGGAAAATCTCCATGCCCAACATTGCCGACGTTGTGCGCGCTGGCGTTCTGCAACTTCGCCTGCTGCATTTCTCTCCCGACGTTCTCTTCCTTCATCCGACCGACAAGGCGATCTTCGACGTAACGAAAGATACCGCCGGGCATTACCTGACTGACGAGATGCGCAAGATCATCGGCAACATCTCCGTTGTAGAAACCACCAACATTCCCGCAGGTAAGTTCCTGCTGATGGATTCCTCGCGCTGGAAAGTTCGTCCCTACCGCGCGCTGCGACTGGAATGGGGCCGTGACGGCGACGATTTCAGCCACAACATGGTGACGGTGATCGCCGAAATGCGCCTTCACTCATACCAGAACTCCATCGACGCCGGGTCTGTCATCTACGACGACTTCGCAACCGTACAGGCCGCCCTGGAGAAAACCGCCGAGGCAGCAGCATAGTCATTAACTTAAACGAACAACAACATGGAAGATATGAAGAAGATCGACCTCACCAAGAGGGTAACTATCGTAAGCACAGGCAAGTCTATCTATATGCCCGAGAAAGGCAAAGAGTACAACGTGTCGCCCTTGCATGCCGAAACGCTTGTGAAATCGGGCAAAGCCACGTACAAGACCAAAGTTGCCAACTAACAAGGCGGGGAGGCGCCGGAAAGCGTCTCCCCTTTTTTCTTATGCTTATAGACTATACATACTTCGAACAGGATCCCACATATATTGCGGGAATAGACGTCAAAAGCGGATGCACCCCGACTGGCGCCGCACAGGAGATTGTACGGAATGTCGAGAGTTGCATACGCAGGTATGAGCCTAAATTCCTTCGGATGCTCCTTGGGATATATGTGGCAGAGAATATCGACAAATATCCTGAAATAGCCGCAAAAATAGCAAATACAGACACAAAACAGTCTCCCATCGCTAAGTATGTCTATTTCTATTACCTGCGAGAACATGTTGCCTTCAATACGATGGCTGGCGAGAAAATCAAAATGACCGACAACAGTCGTGCCGCCTCCCCGTGGTACAGACTTGTGCCCCTATGGAACGAGATGGTCGACGAGTGTCATCAACTGGCAGGCTCGCTATGCGGCGAAACAGACGTAAAGCCGGATTATTCGTCGGATATTTTTGAAAAGATAAACAGGTTCGGATTATGAAAATATCACCCAACGATACCATCAGGAAAGTAATTATAAAGAACGGCACCTTATTCGGTATCGGCAATAAACGAATATACGAATCTATTGCGGCATTACCCAAGCCTGAGTATGTTAAGGAAAAACGTCGCATATTCGGATGGAAGAAGCACGAGGCCCGAAGCGTCGCAGGTATAACGATGGGTGAATTGAACGCCATAGAAAGGATCGAGGCCACCGACGAGTATTTCGTAAAGGTTCTGGCCGTCATGCTGGGTTTAATAAGCCCAAAGGGAAAAGGATCAAAACGCATTGACTGGGAGGGAGCAGGATACGGCATTGCCCGAGAAAGGGTGCTTGAACTACAATTCATTCGCGCTTATCGTTATTTCATTGAAATACAAAACGAACTCAAAGGCGTAGCAAAGGCGTGGAAAAAGCTCGAAATGCCCCTGACGCCACAAGAAGCAAACGCACAAGTACAACGCAAGAACCGGGGCATGAGTACAATATGCTTAGGATACTGCCAGCTTGTAGGGGGTGCTATTCAGCCAAGCGATGTATGGCACCTGAGGTGGTCGACCGTATACCTTGCATATGAAGCCGAGAGAGACAAAAACATGGCACAACGCAAACTCGCTCAGATGAACAAGCCCAAACCATCCAAAAGTCGCAGACGATGAGAAAGAGCCTCAGTAAAATATTCGAAGATGCTGCCAAAGAGTGCGGCGTCAACACATGCCTATATGCCAGGATCAAAGAGGCGAATTATCTGCTGGATTACGTCAAAGAGTACCCTGTAATGCTGCGGCTGTTCCAGGAACCGATATACGAAACCAACCTGACAAACAGGCGTCGTCGTAGGACAACGCTTTACTTTCTCGATGCACTCGGGAAGCCAGAGCCGGATACACAGACCGAAGCAGCCCCCATTGCGGATCGCATGGAGCAAATGGCGTTTTCATTCATCGACAAACTACGTCGCAATGGGATAGAGGTGCAGGTTGAAAGCCTGCAAGGAGTGGTTGAAAAACTGGATGCCCTGGCCGCGGGTGTAGAGGCAAAACTCGTCCTTACATACAATGTTTGCTGATGGACATATCGAAGATAGAGAACTTTTTCAACCCTGAAAAGCTGGTTGCCATCTGTAACGAGGAATTAAGCACCCTTAAAGAGCAGGTGACAATAAATCTGCAAACAAAACGCACAAACAGCGGTAAAAATGTGAACTCCATGAATGTCCCGGAAGAGACTACCGGCGCTACGGCAGATAGTATGGCGTCGCAAGTGGAAAGCAATGCCGGAGGGTTCACGGTCTCGTTTGTGGGGCGGCATAACATCAAGAATATAGACGAGGGTAACTCCCCGCAGGATGCGCAAGAAGAATTCGGGAGCTTCGAAAGTTTCTATCAGAACATAAAGCAATGGGCACGCGACAAAGAGGCACGCTATGGATTGGAATTCAAAAGCATCGACGCATATTGGGCGGCCAAGAAGCTGTGGGAGGAAGGCAGCATCTTGTACCGTTCGGGAGGGGGCACCGAGATTATTAAAGACCTGTTGCCGCAAACCGTGGATAACATCGACAAAAGAATTACGGAAGTGATCGACACATCCATATACGAAATGCTCGAAACAACAATAGAACTATGATCCGATATACATTGTCCGGTACAGGAGGCACCGCAGATTTTCCCAATGACATATGCTTCACACGGGAGAAATCCACCTTCGTGCGATTTACAGCCACAGCCATAGATCCGGACTACGGCACAGAAGTGAAGCTGCGAATATCATATGGAGCAACATCAATAGTCCTATCCAGAAATGTCTCGGGAGCAGGAAAATCCGTTGTTTTCCCCTTGACGGCAATATTGGAATCGCTGGCCGCTGACTATTCGGCAACATTCATAAACAATGTGGTGCTCATAGTTGAGTTTGGCGATGGATCAGCCACTCACACGCTCAATACTATTCTTATCGGTACCTGTGAAAAAGAAATAATCCCTATCTCGGCACAGAATGCCGCCGCGGGAGATGTAACCAACTACCCTTCCGCCAGGAAAATCGTGGTATACCCCGGGTTCAACATAACCCAATCCATCTTTATCCCCAAGCTCACGACAGAGCAAATAGAGGTGGAAACAGAGAATGGGGTCATCGTCACCAGTGGCATGTCCTCGAAACCGTTTGCGGAGTTCAATCCATCGACGGTAAGATGGGATGGGGATACGTATGTTGAGATAAGCGTCTATAACCCCAACCTTGCCAACACCTTTCAATTTCCCATCGAGATAGATAGGTGTACCGATGGGATGCTTGTCAAATGGACGGATAAAGGCGGCATCCCTTACATATATCGGTGGAGTATAGAGACGGCGAGGGACGAAATATCTATCCAGGACGCCTATTCACTACTCGATGATAACCTGCAACCGTGTGAGGCCCAAAGTAAGATACTCACAAAGACATACACGCTGCATAGTCGCCTTGTAGATCAGGATATATACGACCTGTGTAAATCCATCCTCGCCGGGCGCGACATAAGCTACTACGACAGCGCAACGGAGCAATGGCGCCGGTGTAGTATAGAGGAGGGAGAAGCCGAAGATAACGGCGCTTATTTTAAAGATTTAGTCGTAGAAATTACCGATAAGACCTATAACGTATGACCTACTACGAACTATACATAAACGACATCCTGTGCGATCTGTCCAGCGACAACTATATATCCTTGGTATATCAAAGCCCGATATTTTCAGGACTGGACATCATACAGTCCAATAGGTCGTACAATATAGATTTGCCCCTGACGCCGAAGAACCGCAAGGCCATAGGCTATGCGGAACGCACCGACATCTATACGGATGCACCCTATGTGAAGCTTCCGGCAAGATTGTACCAGGAGGGTGTCCCGCTGTTCACATCCGGATACGCCGTTATTACGGAGATTTCGGACGTAATAAGCGTAGTGCTTACGTGGGGAAATGTCGACAACTTCCAATCCCTGTTCGATGCAAATTTGCGCGACCTGGCACAAACGCTCTATTCCATGAACATAGGGTCGATACCATGGAACAGCGCATCGGCACTCTTGGAGTATGGATATGAGAGGCCGCAGATGGGATTCTTCGGCATTGATTTCGGGCAAGGTATCGCCAACCCCGAATACATGCATCCGTCTATCGAAGTACAAGATGTACTTACGGCTATTGAGCGGTACAATGGCATCACCATCGACGGCAAAGAAAGACTGTATGGAGGCCTTACGTATCCTTTATTGCTTCCTTTGGTGTCAAAAAACGGCGACGACATTTCAGGCGCAGTAGATTATTTTAAAGCATCAAGGATCGTATCTGATGGAAGAGGGAATCGGACATCATTTGAATCAAACTTAAATAATTATATAGTCCACGATCCGAAAAATATATATATGCCATACGACCCATCGAATCCCAGTATGAATGGGACGGCAGAATTTCAGACGCTTGGAGCTAATCATATGTTTTTAAGTATAAATCCGAATACGACAGGAGATACTTTCAACGTGACGTGCAGGGTGAGTGGGGCTTCTTGGCGTTTAAAAGAACAAATACATGTTATAGTTAAGGGGGGCGGTAAGGATATTTTAAAAATATCAAGTGCTCCAATAACAATAACTTCGGGAATGACCTCTGCGGTATATACATTTTACACAAAAGATTTTCCGAAAGAATACGAAATAAACACCGATAGCATAAGCAACATATCTATTCAACTCAAGGACTTTTACAATGTGCAATCGGATGGAGCGCATGATATTATTTTGAGTTGGTCTGTAAAGTTATGGGGCGATATTGAAATGATATTCCCATCCGAATATCCTATCGGGGTAAATCTTCCGGACATTTCGCAGGGAGATTTCCTCTCGGCCTTGATGTCTATGGCCGGACTATTCGCGTATCCGGATAAGGACGCCCCGGATACAATCAAACTCATAAGCGTAGACGACATATACGCCATCACAAACAGAGACACAATAGACTGGAGTCGCAAAGTCATCCTTAATGATCGGCATGATGTCAGCCGTCCGGAATCTTCCATATTTTCGCTCGATGACCTGGCACAGAAAAACACGCTCGATTATGACAACGACGACGATGTGATCACGGACACCGCCGGGGAAATACGGATCGAGAATGTCAACATCGACAAGGAGAACGAACTCGTGGAGCTTCCATTCTCAGCGTCCGAAAATGCCCCACTTGCATCGGATGCCAATGCGCTGTGTGCCCGCATTCCTATGTATACGACATCCGACGACGGGAAAACAGTAGACTACAACGAACCCTCGGCGCGAATCCTGCAAGCCATCATCGACGATACGAGCACGGGGTTATACTGGTTCGGATATTTCGGAGAAAATATGCGCTTTGGTGGTGAGAACGGGATCGTCGCAAAGAAATACAACGGATACCAAAAAGCCGTGGACAAACTGCGTCTGATAACAGTAAAGGCCAAGTTAACAGCCATAGATCTGCATAACCTTGATTATACAAAGCCCATATACATAGGTCAATTCGGGCAGACATATGGCCTGTATTCGGTAGAAACAGGTGAAAACGGCATATGCGAGTGCCAACTGATCCAGTTGCAGGCTATAAAAGAAGTTGTTATTCCGGACTATTATCTGACCATCAACGGTTCGGCTTCGGCCATCAGTCGAGCTGTGGGCAGCAGTAAGACCGTTGTAGTATTCACCTACCAGACGAACGGTACGATTCAGGTTGCATCCCAGTCTGGCATGTTTGAAAACATCGCTTTTGCATCCGGCATCCTTTCCATTGGTGTAAAAAAGAACACCGCGACGGAATTGCGCACGGGGGAATTAGTCGTGTCTGTAAAAGAGGCGCTGGGTATCACAAGAACGATTACAGTCCAGCAAGCTGCCGCAGAGCCCTAGCCTGCTGCGCGCCGCCCGTTGAAACTCCGCCTCACGGTGACGGACGACGAGGGCGCGCCCTGGCCGTCTCGAAGAACGATACGGGCGGCCGGCGCACGGGGACGATCTCGATGCAGTGGGTCAACATAGAAGCGAGCGAGATCACGGCCTACGATGTCGAGGTCTCGCAGGAACCATAAGATTTCATTAACCACTTAACCATATAGAGGCATATGGCACAGCAAGATACGATAGACAAAATTATTAACATCCAGTTCAAGTATTCGGAGCTGGTGCAGGGGTGGGTGGCAGCATCCGATGCTATTGATGATGCAAAAACCAAACTGCAAGAATTCAAAAAAGAGGGGAATGCCACAGGCATTGCCAAACAGACGCAGATTATCAAAGCCTTGCGCACAGAAATGGCCGCATATACCCGAGAAATGCAGGCCAATATCAAAGAGGAAGTTAAGCAAGAAGGAAGCATCGAACAACTCAGAGGCAGCATCGCCAAGCTAACGGCAGCATATAACAAAATGAGCCGCGAGGAGCGCAATGCCGCCAAGGGCACCGATCTCGCCAAAAAGATAGCTGGACTACAAACGGAGCTTAACGAGGCAAATACGGCATTGCTTAACTTCCGGGACAACGTCGGTAACTATGCAAGTGCTGCTAAAGGATTCTCTCCTCTTACCTTTCAAGTGCAACAACTTGCAAGAGAAATGCCGTCGCTTACCGTGTCTTTGCAGCAGTTTTTCTTGGCCGTATCCAACAACGTGCCGATGTTCGTTGATGAACTGAAACGCGCTACTGCAGCAAACAAAGCATTACGCTCCGAAGGAAAGGCGACAATACCTGTATTTAGACAAGTAATTTCGTCTATCGTCTCGTGGCAAACAGCTCTCGTTTTAATCATCACATTGCTTACAGCATATGGCAAGGAGATAGGGTCGTGGGTTAAAAGTCTATTCTCGGCCAAAGAAGCTATCACAGCAACCGAATATGCGCAAAGGCAACTAAATGCAGCCCAATTGGAAGGTAGAAATGCTGCTCAGGCAGAGGTGGTGAACTTACAAATACTCTACAATGCGACCCAGAATACGGCATTAGCCTACAAAGACAGGCTAAATGCCGTAAAAGAGTTGCAGAAACAATATCCTGCCTACTTCGGGAACATGTCACAGGAGAAGATATTGGCCGGAGAACTGAGCGAAACCTACGAAATGCTCGTCCGAAATATCATGGCAAAAGCGCAAGCAGAAGCCGCGCAAAACCAAATCGTGACTAACCTGGAGAAGAAGAATACCATAGAGCAGATCCAGGCGTATCAAAATCTGACCCGCGTAATGGCAGATTATAACAGACTTAAAGCAGAGGGCGCCGACGATAAAATGCTCGAAAGTTATGCCAAAGCGGCATACACGCTGCGTAAGGAGGTCGATTCCGAGTTAAAGAAAATGAACGAAGATTTATATAACGAAGTTCGTGACAATAGCAATAGTTACCAAGAATACATAGACAACCTCGATGCAGCAAACAGCAAGCTTGTTAAAGTCGCTACTGACAACCTTCTGACCTTCCAGAATACTCAGAAAGGGGTGGATGAATCGTCAGAAACATCAATCGAACAATCTGCAAGATGGATTGATGAATTTTACAGTAAAATGGCAAAAAAGCGTACGAAATTACTGGCTGACTGGCGAGTTGCCTTGAGCAGGGAGGTATCTAAGATGGAGGCCGAATTAAATAAAGAATTACAAAAAACGGATAGTGAAATATCCGACAACTTGAGGAAACAACTTGAAGAGCAAGAGCTGGAGTATAGAAATAGAATCAACGAAGCCCGTCTGATCGACAATGATTTAGGTGCAGCGATGGAGATGGTAAACATCTACAAAGAGCAAATTGCACAAATAGAGAAATTGGAAAGTGTTTATCGGGCTGCAGGCAAGACCGACGCAGAAATACAGGCAATACGAATTAAAGCACGTATGGATCTTCAAAAAGCGGAGGAAAATGTAGCAAACATTCAGATAGAAACGACACACAAAAGTTTAAGCCTCGCCGCACAAACAGCAGGAAATCTTGCCAATGTATTCGAACAACTTGGTGGGGAAAGTGAAAAATATGCTGCATTTGCCAAGGCTATGGCTGTCATGCAAGTAGTGTTATCTGAATCTGTAGCTATTGCAAAAGCATGGGAAGGGAATGCAGCTCTTCCATTCCCGGCAAATATAATAGCGACCGCAGCAAGCGTTGCTGCAATTGTCGCAGCGATGGCCAGTGCATTATCCTCTACTAAATCTACGGAAGTTCCTAAATACGCATCCGGCGGTCTTATTACAGGACCCGGTACTGGCACCTCCGATAGCATTGTTGCCCGGGTATCGAATGGCGAGGCCATTATGACCGCCCAGGCCGTGAATGATTGGGGTGCCGTATTGTCGGCTATGAATGTTTCCAGTGGTGGCAATGCCATCCAGGTATCCAATTTACCCCAACGCGGAGACGGAATGAGGGGCATGGAACAAATGATGGAACGGGTGTTGCTCAACCTCCCGTCTCCTATCGTCCTCGTAAAAGACATTGACAACGGACAGAGACGGGTGAAGGTAGCAGCCAACCTTGCAAAATTGGGTAGAAAAAAATAGTGTGCCCCATTGTTATTTAAATGCACACAGGCATATTTGCATCAGAGCTTATGGTGAGATAAGCAACAGACGACAAAACGAAATGACGCGTACATCCAACATATCTGTCGGCGGCCATAAAGCTCTATTAGTGACTTTTTGTAAAACTAAATAGGCTGAAAAATGGCAGAACAAAACGCATGCGCCGAGAACCTTGGCGCGAACATCCTGAATGACTGTAACGACGATTACGGCAAGGGTGTCGAGAAGATCGTTTACATCATCAAAAAAGAGGACATCGACCGTAAGGCATCGAGGATTGCGGGAAACGTAATCAGCACCCTCGTCCTCAGAACCGGAAAGAAGGCATACACTGCTTCGGCTCCCTCAAACACACCTTTCAGCGGCCTCACATACGAGGATCAGAACGCCACAATCGGAATGTCCTTTAACAAGACCATCCCTATCGTCATGCTGGCGGATTCTCCGACGAACGCCCTCAATGTATCCGCACTCAAGCAGAACAAGTACGTCATCATCTACGAGAACAACAACAAGGGAGCGAATGGCGAGCAGGCATTCGCCGTCATAGGCTGGGAGCAGGGCGCCGTCGGGCAGAACGCAACCCTTGACAAGTACAGTGACGACACGCAGGGAGGCTGGACTGTCGACATGATCGAAGAAGGCGCCAAAACCCCGCAAATATTCTTCTTCTCGACGGACTACGAGACTACGAAGGCGGCACTTGATTCGCTTTTGTCGCCCGCCTCGTGATGAATCCCGAAGTATGGTACAGGGAGAGGTTAAACGCCTCTCTCACCGCTTCGGATAAGCGGACGATAGAATCCCATTACGAGATGGTAACCGGGAAATCGTTCGCTGGCAGTTTTTCCCAAAACTGCCCGAACAAGTACAAAGACGCGATAACGCACATTTTAATCAAGATGAAACAGGACAACACGGATAATGGCGGATATGTCCTCAAACAAGGAGCATTTCGCTACAAAGGTAAGGTCATAACCAATGCGAACATGACCGCAGAAGCGGCAGAATGGTGGATACATCAGAACCTGGACAACAGAGACCAATTTGCGAGTTTGGGCAAGGATTACGACAGCTATGCCACCACGTCGGTAATGATTCCCGCCAAAGAATAATGACGCCAAACACCTGTAACGTGGAGAATGTTACACACATAAATTACCATAGTGATTTCAGGCTTATTATCCGCTTCAACTCGGATAAACTGCCTGATTATCCGTGGCGTATTACATTCAGCACCCCGTCGACACATACAGTCGACAAATACGTAGCGTCATTCGATGGAGAAAATTACATCAATTGCAAGCCCGTCGACACGCTCCCGGGTGCGGCAATAGTGTTTTTCGATCATCACAGGCTCGGGTGCGGAACATTGGGCTACATTCTCGACATGGATATTCCCGATGACGAATTTCCTGACGGGAAAATGGATATTGAAATCCCGGGTGTCGAGACTATAGAATTATGGCCGGGGAAAAGCGATGAAACGGAACTCCCCGCAGAAATTATTGTGGCGCTGTTGCAGATGCTCAAAGGGTTTTCCCCCTCTATCGAAGTCGAGGAGAACAGTGACGACAATTATATCCTGCGGATAACAAACGAAACTGGGTCATACCTCACCCCGAACCTCCGCGCTTCGCTGAATTTGGCACAAAGTACTGGAGACAGCCAGTATATCGCCATGTCACAAGATGCTACAACAAAAGCCCTTGCCGAAAAGGTCGACAAGGAAGAAGGGAAAGGGCTTTCTACGAACGACTACACCGACCAGGAGAAGGAGAAGCTGGCCGGGCTCTCCAACTACGACGACACGGAGATAAGGAAGGAGTTGTCCGACAAGGCATCCAAGCAGGAACTGACGGAGGCTGCGGCGGGCGCACTGGCTGAAGCAAAGTCGTACACGGACACCAAGACAACAGAACTATGGAATAATGTCAGCGATGTGTTTGACGCCACGTCCGAGGAGCTCAACAGCAACATATCCGGCGGGGATGCGCAGACACTGACCGAGGCCAAAAACTATACGGACAAGGCGATCTCAGAAATTCCCACCCCGGACGTCAGCGGCCAGATCGAGCGGCACAACACCTCCCCCACGGCGCATCCCGACATCCGGGAGCTGCTCAACACCTGCGTAGGACTGCCGGAGTTCAACGACAAAACCTACGAGCTGACCTTCACGACAAAGGGCGGTGCCAAGTTCATCATCGACCTGCCTATCGAGATGATGGGGCTGCATTACAACGAGGATACCCAATCTATCGAGTTCGTAAATGCCGACGGCTCCATATCCTCCATCCCGGTTTCTGACTTCGTGAAAGTATATGTCGGCTCTATCGGTTCCGAGATACAGGTTACGGTCGAAGGCTCCGAAATCCGCGCCTCCCTGCTCAACAACACCGTATCCTGGGACAAGTTGACACTGGCATTGCAGGAGATGATCCAGGGCAAGGCCGACCGCACGGAGCTTCCCACGAAACTGTCGCAGTTGCAAAACGATCCGAACTTCGTGACATCGGGAACCCTCGAAACCCAGTTGACGCCTATCAAAACCGAGTTGGGCGGCACAGTGCACCTCGGGGAGGAAATAGGAGAGAGCTCTACCCCGCCTCCTATACCGGACACGGGCGATGAAATATCCGAGGTTCTCGCACACTCGGACTGCACGCTCGAAGCGCGCGTGACGCACCTCGAAAGGCTGCTCATGGAAATGCTCTCGGGCAAAGTGCTGATCCCGGGGTTGCAGGTAAAAAAACTGGGCGTGTGGGGCGACAACAACCTCGTCGTCACGGGCGAGGGTGCGCCGACGAAAGCCCCCGACCGCGCAGGGCAGTTCTATGTCGATACGAAGAACAACGCGGTCTACCACTCCGTGGGTAACGGCGCGGTGTCGGACTGGAAGAACGCTTAAACTACATACCACATGTCACAAGTCAACAAATACGCCAACAAGGCGGGTTACACGGCCGACAAGAATCGCAAGGACACACAGTCGGCGGTATCCTACATCGAGGACGACGGGGCGCTCATCTACGACGGCGTGAACGTCGTAGTGGACAAGCCGGCCGCCGGGGTGGGCGACCTCGCGGTCTTCGACAAGACCACGGGTACTATCCGCTTCGTCAAGGGTGCGACGCTTGTTGCAGAGCAGCTGTCGCCGCAGCTTGTCCCCGTGGCCGTGGTCTATGCCCGGCAGGGCGGGCGGGTGCTGATCGTGTCGCTCGAAAATGCTTTGGGTAGTACCCGATGGGCGAATACTTACAAGGTTGCATTGTCGGGCTTCGACCTGTCTGCGGGCGGAACCGCGGTTCTTACATTTGGATTAGGAATTTATAAAATCAACCTGACCTTAACATGGGGCGCGGGTGCGGAACTTTCGGATATTCATGCTCAAATCAACTCGTTCGTGACCGGGCAAATCAAGGACTACGGTTGGACATCGAGTGTCGACGAGGCAAATTCGCGTATCATCATGTCGTCGAATACATGGTCGCCCAGCTATGCGACTATCGGCGTCGTAAGCGGCTGCCAAATCACAAGACCTCCGGAAGACGTCAACTACCAAACAACGTTGACGGGGGTGTTGATCGAGGGGGAGCGGGAATATGTCCGCCGTAATAACGGCGTTAATTCGTCGTATGCGGGCTGCAATCCCGAAAAATTCCTGCAATACTATTCGCCCCACGGAAGTGATAAAACCGGACAGCAACCGGGTAGCAGCGAGATTATCCGCGAAAGCGCCTTTACCGAAGAAGCCAATCCGGCATTGGTCGCCGCCTATCCGACCTACCGGGATTATCTGTTCGGAGAACATTTGCTGCAATATCCCGCAGCCTACGGCGCGCTGCTTCGTGACGGCAAGACCAACACGCGCCTGATCGGGCGGCTTACCTTCGAGGACATTTATGGTAAGATACAGTACCGATATATGGCTGCTGCGGCTGCTCTCGACTACGGCGTCTCGGTCGAGGGCGCAACTACCGGACTGGAAGCGGGTGCATGGTGGCTTCCGTCCGTCGATGAAGTCTACCTGCTTATGCCCGACCGCGTGTTAACGTCTACCGACCGGGAAAGCGACCCTGTAAACCG